CTAACAGTATAAGCTCTTTGCTGTCTTTGTCAACCGTGTAGGTAATACCATCTCCCTGCCACGAACTCAGTTCTATGTGATTGATCACGATCTTGCTGTTCAGTATGCTGTTGGCCTTGCAGAAGCAAACGGCCGCCATGATCTGGTCATAGGGTGGTTTTGGCAATTCAATGAATCTGTTTGTTGTACTTTTTTTCAAAGTGTGGTAAAGTGGCTCGTCCCTCCACGTGGTTATCGTGTTGGCGAACACCTGTTCGAAGAGATTCTTCAGTCTCTCGAAATAATCTGTCTGCTCCTTGAGACTTGCCGTGTGTGGTGTGAGAGATATGTTCAGTTTGTATTCATTAGCGAACAGTTCTCCGTCAACAATGATGATACTTTTAAATTTTGTCTTCCAGGTGAATGTGTTTGACATCAAAACTATTTACTAGTCTATGTTGACCAGGTCGCCTAGGTCTGGTTCGTTCCTCAATTTCTTATTGTTCTTGTGCCATTCCTCGATACGTCTCTGTCTGATGGCATCTTGATATGTCCTTAATGCTTGTTGGAGATTGAACAATAATTCCGGATTCCTGCCACGTCTCGCGATTGCCACCTTCCTGTTCAATTCTTTGATACGTTTGGAAATGTCCTCTTCTGACATGTTGCCTATCTCTTCTTGTAATGGATGGAAGTACATCGGACTCCTTGATTATTATGCGTACTGTTTGCCCAGTTGGTGCATCAATACTGTTGTGCCACCGTCTGGTGACATGAATTCGAATAGTGCCCGGCCCAACCCTATCGTTACTTGGTCCGAGGTTCCGTCACTGCCTGTGACATTGTCGGCCTTGATCACAGCACTGGGGAAAGTCAAAATACCTGTTGATGTCGGTGCCACGGTTATGTCTAAAATTATCCTGCCCAACGCTCCTGTTGGGAAGTTTGAAAATGCGAAAGTGGTATCCGCCGTGATGGTCAATGTTTGGTAATGACCATTATCATGGTTCAACGTCACTGCACCACTAGACACTGATCCGTGTGTGTAAACAGTTTCCGATGTGTTTTTTAATTTCGCTTTTATAACCTCGTTGTCATTGAAGTCATTGGATGAATTCAAACTGGCCTTGTTGTTTTGTAGGTCAGTTATCTCTGTGGCGGCCGTGGTAAAATTGTTTTTAATTTCGGAAAAATTGTCCCTAAAGCCCTGTGAACTGTTGTCTTGCCCTGCTTTTGGATATGTTCCGTCTATGTTTCCTGGTATTATGTTACTCGCCATTACTGTATTCCTTTGTCTCTAAATTTTAGGTATTTATCGTTACTTCTCTCCACTTTAATAATTGTGCCAGCCTGTGGTGTCTCTTTGGTAAAAGTTATTGTTGTTTTCTTTGTGGCGGTGTTGTGTGACAACGTGATCCCTAGTTCGTGATCAGCAGAACGCAGTGTTCCGTCCGCTGTCAGATAGGTAGGTTTGATATTGTTGTCTGCTGTCACTCCTTGCCCCACAAACACTGTGTTTGTTCCTTCCTTGATCAACACGTCCTCTTCGTGTAGCAGTTCATCAACAACGAAACTGTCCGTTGTTCCGTCCGCTGTGAATGTATCTGTTGCGACCTTGCTTTTGCTCACCACATATCTATCTATAGTGAATGCTATGTTTTTGAAATTCAATGCCTTGTCTTCTATCCTCTTTTTGACCAATGCTGATGTTCCAGGTTTGCAGTAACAGATGGGCACCGCGGTCACATATCCCAGTGGCGCCAGGTCGCCTGCCTGTGTGGTCTTCATCCATAGGGGTAGGTAGTCCCATTCTTTGTGTCCCAGGCTCTTCATCCTTGACCTCATGTTGGCAACCGCGTTGGGATATACCGTTTCCATGAATCCCAGATCCGCACTCAATTGGTTGGCGTATCTCACCTTTGAACCTGATGTGCTGAACGACAGCCCTCCGTCAGTGGTAACTTCATAATCTATGTAATCTGCTGTTGCATTCATGGTTGACGCCCTTGGTCCTAGTAAAGGTTTCGAAACAACATCACGTAAATTAATGGAACTGGAAACAGATTGTCCATCCTTGTTGACCATGTTGTCCTTGATCTCTACATAGACCACTTCGTATTTTGTGGCGGTTCCTTCTTTGGCCACTGCTGTCTTTATGTCTCCAAAGTACAGGGTCTTGGGAGCATGGTTCTGTTCCATCTGCTGTTGGAAAGCAGTCAACGTCTGTGCTTCAAGTCCCGACATCATCAGCATGTCAGGCTTTAATTTCATACCAAAATTACTATCCTCGGGTCTGAATATGTTGTCTACAGAATTGATGTTTGGATCCTGTGCTATGTTGTAGAATATGTTCTGATCTATAAAGGATGTTGCGTGACCAGACATGTTGCCATACTCGATCTGTGTGTACGGTATGTCAAGATTGATTGTGAACTCTTTTGAAGTTGCCGCTGATTGGTATTGATCACTCACCGTAACCGTGAACGTGTAGGTTCTCGTGGAATCTGTGAAATCACTAGGATCTATCGTGCCTATCAGGTTTCCCTGTTCCGACAAAGTGATACCAGTTGGCAAAGATCCCGCTGTGACTGAATAACTGAGCACACGATTGGTGTCCTCTGCTACTGCTTCTATTGACAACAGGCTTGGCACGTCGGCTTTCAATGTGCCCACTAAGGTTGGCGTAGTGAATGCTATTCCTATGTCGATCTCTCCAATCACTTTCATGGTGAATTCTTGGTCTGTGAACACGTTGATTCCCGTTGCCACTACCCTGTTTGCTCTGACAGTGAATGTGTAAGTTGTCTCCACCGCTGACTGTCTGGCCAACTGTCCGTAGAGTTCTCCGGAGTCAACATCTATGGAAACACCCGCGGGCAGTGAACCTGCCTGTATAGAATATTCTAGATCTCCCTGTAGTGGATCGAAGTCTTCAACATCGATTTTCACCACAAATGCGTTGTCGTGCCTGAACGTGCCGAGGTCTGATCCTGTCCTGAAAACAGGTCTCCTGTTGGCACTGAGGTCCATGGTCAGCGGTGAGTTTTGTATTTCTGTTGCGTCGATTGTGATCGCTGTGTTGGAGACTCTCCAGAAGTCTGCGGAATAAACAAATATGTTGTTGTTCTGTTCTACGAAACTGGTACCGTCTGAAACTCGCACTATGAAATCAAAATTCTTGCTGATACTTTTTGATGTTATTGTTCTGTCAAATGTACCATCCCATTGATCCTCTGGAGCACCATCATCGTATCCACCACGTTCTCCATATCTTTGATCGTCCGTTAGTTGGACTATGCCTGATATCAGGCCTGACTTGCTCATGGTCACTCCTGGTGGTAGCGATCCCTGAACAATCTCATACACAAGTGTTTGTCCCGCCCTGGTGTCTGAATCAGTTGCCTGCATCTGCAGTGACACACTGGAACCATCGATTACCCAATATAATCCAACGCTGGTACTGTCATCAAGTTGTAGTTGTCCAGAAGCAGTCGTGAAAGTTGGAGTGTCCGCACCTTGTACGTCTAGTGAAAAAGTCCTGTCTGTGATAGCGGTACCGGCCGTGGCTCGCACGACGAAGGTGTAAAGAGTTCTTTTGGCAACCTCAGCCGGAGTACCTGTCAAGAGCCCGTCCGTTGTTACCTGCATTCCTGCGGGTAGGCTCCCTGCTATCACGGAGTAAGTGATGGCCGTTGAATCGCTGGTGTTGGCCTCCAATTGGAGACTGTACGCGACTTGCTCGTCTATGGTTGCAATTTTACCTGCAGTGGTAGACCACACTGGTGTTGCCATTAATCTTACTCCTTACACGGGTATTTATTGGCGATTACCGGCTATTATTCTGTGTACGAATCCAGTGTTCCAGGTGCTGTTGCAGTCCCTCACGTGTGATCTTGTCCTGCTCACGTCGTATGGCCTCCTCCAAGCGTTTGATCTCAGAATGTGCTGACTTGCGCCTGTTATGGTCGTTCCTGTGTTTCCTCATTGTCCCTTCTTAAGGATGTGTTATTGGCTATTAAGATTCGTCGTAGAAGGGAATCACCCTCATTGTGCCGGCGATCTTGATCTTGATGTAGCCAGTCGGTGTGCCCGGCAGTGCCGATGCACCTCCCGCCGATCCCACAGTTGATTGTGTGGCCGTGTTAAGATCCACAACTCCAGTACCCTGTGTGCTGATAGAGATGTCACCATCTGACGTATCATTCTGTAAGGCGTCTGCCCTTACTGTAGTGGCCTCCATCAACGTGAAGTTGGCTTCTGTGGCGGTTAATTTCACGTTCGTTCCGCCAACCGCAACGTTCTGTCCTGCGGCAGGTGATAGTGTGATACCGCCTGATGTCGATGACAGTGTGTTGCCGTCCAATCTCAAGTTGTCAACATTAAGTTGTCCTGTTGTGGTCTGTGTTCCTGCGTGAGTGATTGGTCCTGTTAGCACAATGGCTCCTGTTCCAGCCGGATCGATCGTTATGTCTCCGTTTGTGTCAGAAGTGATAGTACCGTCTGCGATAATATTCAAGTCACCAACTGCAAAAGTTCCTGTGGTCAATGATCCCGACACAGTTGTGTTACCTGTTGTGGCAACGTCCGCCGTGTTCAATGTTCCTACCACCGTTGTGTTTGGTATGATTCTGACCTGTCCTGTTCCCGATGCGTCCAGTTCTAGGTTCGCATTCGAGGCGTTGGTAGTGATTGTGTTGTCGGCCATTGAAATACTATCAACGGTCACAGTTCCTGTCATCGTGGCCGCGTTGATTGTAGGTGCTGTTAGAACTTTATTTGTTAAAGTTTGAGATCCTGTGAGTGTGGCAACCGTTCCGTCAATCGCCGTTGTGACTGTGTTTCCCGTCGCACTTGTGGTTATACCAGTGCCTCCAGAGAACTGCATCACCTCTGAATCGAGATCAATCGAATTGGTAGTCGAATCGTCTGCTGTGAAATCTAGATCTGCGGCTGTTACCTGTGCATCAACATATGCTTTGATAGATTGTTGCGTCGCCAAAGCAGTTGCCGAATCTGATCCCATGGCATCTTCGTCTAGTATACCTGTTACAGTTGCACCCGACGCCAGTGCCAATGAGGTGCTCAAAGTTGTGGCACCTGTGATCGTTGCCGCACCCGCCACATTCAACGTGCCTGTTGTCTGTATGTTCTCTGCTATTGTGATCTGTGTCGAATCGTCAGAACTCATTGTTGTGCCAACAAATTTCATCGCACCCAGTTTGATGCTACCTGTGCCATTTGGAGTGACAGTGATGTCACCGTTGGTCACACCTGTTGTTATTGCAAAGTTGTTTACGTCTAGGTTCGCGTCCAGTGTGTTGATGTCGTTGTCTGTACCGTAAAGTTCCACGAAGTTGTCGTTGATCTTGTCAAATGCTGTTCTTAGTGGATCACCCGTGCCGTCGTTAGCACTTGATCCTATGTTGATGTTTTGTCTAGCCATACTTTATGTTAATCCTTTTTGTTATGGGTATTTATTTGAAATTCTATAAACCTAATGTAATTATTATAGGTCTATTATGACTCTCTGGAATTTGAACACTGTGCTGTCGTTGGTGATGTTGGTGGCCAGCAATCTCACATTACCGTCGTCTATGTCTGCTGTGAACGTGCATAATGGATCCGTGTAAGAACCGGTGTTTCCAAACACGGTAACGTAGGCCTCCGTGGTGCTGTCAGCACTTGGGCCGTGTACCAGCGTGGCTTCCACCATCTCGAACCTGCTGTTGGTGGCGTCTGATATGGAGATGTAGTACTTGGCACTCCTGTACGAAGCACTAGACCAACTGTCTATGACGGTAGTGGCAGATGTTGCCACAGTTGCGGTGTTGTCACCGATCTCCGAGTGGTTCAATGTGGATGCACTTGAGATGGTCACAAATCCTATGTTGCCTGCACCGTCCGTCTTCAGCACTTGGTCCGCTGAACCGTCTGACGTTGGGAAACTGAGACCGCTGATGGACACCGTTCCCGTGCCATTGCCTGAAAGTTCCAGGTCAGCGTTGGAGGCATTTGACGAGATCGTGTTGTCTGTGATGGTCACACCGTCGATGGTCATACCGCTAGTGGTTGTCAATGTGGTGAATGTTGCCGCCACCGGCGTGGTCGCACCTATCACGGTGTTGTCGATGGCACCGCTGTTGATGTCCACCTTGGCCATCACCACGGATCCTGATCCGCTCGCTGATAGCACCAGGTCTGAGTTGGATTGCGTGGTCGTTATATTGTTGTCCGTGATATTGACATTAGAATCTATGGTCAGGTTGCTGACGTTCACTGTGCCGGTACCTCCCGGTGTGAGGTTCAGGTCAGCGTTTGAACTGGTTGCTATTGTGTTGTCGTTGAATGTGATGTTGTCTATTGTGGTTGTCCCGACCAAACTCGTTGCTCCTGTCACGTTCAACGTAGATAGTGTTGTCAATGCTGAAGGAACTGCCAGAGTTGAACTTAGGTTTGTTGCACCTGAAAGTGTTGCCGCACCAGAAACATTTATTGTGCCATCTACGATCAATCCATCGTTGATGTTGATGGCAGTAGAGTCATCGGAACTCAATGTCGTGCCTCTGAATTTCACTGCACCAAACACCACAGAACCGGTGCCGCTTGGTAGTAAATTTATGTTTTCATTTGATCTTGTGCCTTCGATAGTGTTATCGTTGATCCTGATTGCTGGGAAGGACACGGCACCTGTGCCTGAAGGCTTGAATACCAGGTCCTCGTTTGATCTAGTGGCGGATATCTCATTGCCACTGAAACTTAGATCACCGCCTGTGAGTGGAGATAGGTACAGTTCCGTGAACATGTCGTTCACTTTCTGCATGGCGGATCTCAGAGTATCACCTGTGCCGTCGTTTGCGTTTTCACCTACATTTAAAGTCTGTTGTGCCATGTTATACTTTTATCACCCTTTTCACGAATTTTATTACTTGGTTGTTAGTGTTATTTACTGTTCCTAGCAACCTAACGTTGCCGCCCGATATGTCCGCACTCAAAACTATTGACTGATACGCAGTTGATCCATCTCCCTGACCGTTGCCTACACGTGCAAAAGAACTGACATAGGCGTTGGTTCCGTCGTGTGTGACGTTGGCCTCCACCAATGCGTACCTGTCCGCCGTGCTGTCTGACATCTGTATCAGGTATTTCACACTCCTGTGTGTTGACGCACTGAATGAATCTATGGTCTGTGTCGAGGAGTCACCTGTTATGGTGACCGTGCCGTCCGCTATGTCTGATTCCACATACAGAATTGGGAAGGTGACCAAGGAGAGGTTCTTGGATGCATCCGTCTTTATGAATTGTCCCGCCGCATATGAGTTTGGCCAACTGAAACCGTTTATCAGGACGTTGCCTGATCCACTGGCACTGATCTCGAGATCAGCGTTCAGGGTGTTGACCGTGATCTGGTTGTCCTTGATGTTGAGCTGGCCAGCGTTGATCTCCGTATTTGTTAAGGACACCGTGGTGAAGGTTCCAGCGGCCGGTGTGGCGGCGCCTATCACCGTGTCGTCGATGGTGCCTGAATCTAGATCGATGTTTGAAATCTGTGTGGAGCCCGTGCCATTGCCTGACAGAGTCAGATCGTCATTGGATCTGGTGACCTTGATCACGTTGTCCGTGAGGTTGATGCTGGAGTCTATGGTGAGATTACTGACGTTGACCACTCCCGTGCCACCAGGTGTTAGGTTAAGGTCAGCATTGGAACTGGTGCCTATGATGTTGTCGTTGAACGTGAGGTTGTCCACCGTGGTTGTTCCCACGAATGAAGAAGCACCCGAAACTGTCATGGTAGACAGTGTGGTCAGACCAACCACATCTAATGTGGATCCGATTTGAACCGCTCCACTTAATGTTGTCGCTCCTGCAGTCAAGGTGCCATCAACGTTTAGGTTCTCGTTGATGTTCACTATGGATGAGTCAATTGCAGTGATCGTAGTTCCTGATATTCCGATCCCGTCAACAACCAAAGATCCCGATCCGTTTGCCCTCAATATTAGATCCTCGTTGGATCTGGTGCCCTCGATGTTGTTGTCGTTGATACGTATCGCTGGAAACAGTACGCTACCTGTCCCTGAGGGTTTCAACACTATGTCTGCGTTGGATGCCGTACTGCTGATCTCGTTCTGTAGGAAACCCAGTGTGGTGGTCGCCAACGGATCAGCGTACAACTCCGTGAAGTTGTTGTTGATCTTGATGCCCGCACCTCGTATGGTATCGCCCGTGCCGTCGTCCGCGATCGTTCCTATGTTTATTACCTCTTGTGCCATAATTTACTGGTATTTATGGTTAAGGAGAGACGTTCTTGAATGGATGATCACTGGGCAGATTACCGGTCAAACCCCACTTGTGCGCCAGGTATCCTTCTGCCTTCTGGAAGTCGGTTATGTCCGTACCGCCCGTGCCCGGCAGTGCGCCCACCACGAAGAACTCCGCCAACTGGCCATCCAGCCTCTCGTTGGCCCTGTTCCTCATTACCCTTATGTCCTGGTTGGTGTTGATGGCATTGTCGTAGTCGTTGACCGGGGTGAATGCGTTTGAACCGTCCACCCTGACGGATATCTGGTTGCCGGTCTTGTTGAATATGGTGCCCACTATGTGGAATGCGTCAAGGCTCACTGCCGAGTCAAACGCCTCTAGGTTACCTATGGTTGATGATATCCTGTTGGAACTCAAAGCGTCCAGGTCCAACTCACCGTTGAACGCACTGGCGTTACCGGCGCTGACGGCGTATCCCCTCTTGCTGGTGCCCGCCACGGTGTTGTTCGTGAAACTGTAGAAACTGTCCTGGGTGTCACTAATTGTATCCGCCAGGAACACGCCTATGGCCCAGTGGTTGCCGGATCCGTCCGTGACGGCCCCCTCACCTGTGGTGGTGAGATCATAGTTTCCATTGAAGTCCCACACATTGAGACCATTTAGAGCGGCAGTGAGCCTTTGGGGGTTACCGCCGATCGTGATTGAGAAGTTGCCTGATTTGTCAGTCACAGACGATAGGACGTTAGCACTCAACGTGTAAGTGCTGGTGTCTGAGGCGTCGATGTGATAACGTGTGGTGATGCTCGCCGTAGGATCCCAGTTGCCGCCCACTGTGATGATGTGTCTGTGTATACCCAGAGGCATCCAGTCCCCCTATGATGACCTGTAGTCCTTGGCAATGTTGCCCAGGAAGTTGGTTCCGTCGTTGATGATCGTCACGACATCGATGTCTCCACCGCCTGTGGATAGTGTGCTACTGTTGGATGGGAACTTCACAGCACTTGAACCGTCTGTGCCGAATGTGGCCGTCCTTGTTCCTGTGCCATCCTGTGTGATGATCAAGGTCACGGAACCACCTGTTGGTAGGTTGGTGATGTTGAATTCTGTTGACGTTCCTAGTGTTACGGTGTGTATGCTGGCCAATGCACAGTTGACAGTTATGGTCGAGCTCGAAGTTAATGAATTGATCTTCTCAATGTATCCGGCGTTGAATGTCACTGGACCTTGTGCGACAACTCCTCCTGTGCCTGATGGGTCAAGTGTGATGTCCGCGTTTGAAGGTGATTGTATCGTGCTACCCGTGAACGTGATGTCTCCGGTTGACCCTCCACTGACTCCACTTATCTCTGAGTCAACGTAGGCCTTGATCGATTGTTGCGTGGCCAGTGCTGTGTCGCTGTTTGAAGACATGTTGTCTTCGTCGAGTATAGTCGTCACAGTTGAACCACTTGTGCCTATTTTCAAATTCTCTAGTACGATCGTTCCTGTACCTGATGCGTTTATCTGTAGGTCAGCGTTTGATGTGGCTGATGAAATTGTGTTGTCTGTGATCTGAACACCGTCAAATGTGCTTGAACCTGTTGCTGTGAAACCCACCGCGTCTATCTGTCCTGAACTTGATATGTCCGCTGTTTCTGTGTCACCACCTGTGACCACAAGTCCACCGACCGCGGTGACTTTTCCTGTTCCGCTTGGATCCAATGTTAATGGAGCATTTGAAGGTGAACTAATAGTGCTTCCTGATATTGTCAAGTCACCAGTTGAACCACCGCCAACTGAATCTGCGTATGCTTTCACAGCCGCTGATGTTGGAATGGTCGTGTCGTTGTTGTTTGATCCTATGCCCTCGCCTGCTGTCACTATGCTGGCCGCGGCAAAGTCCGCAACTTCTAGATTGCTTATACTATTTCCAGTGCCATTGGCATCTATTGTCTTGTTGGTCAGTGTGTCTGATGAACTGGCTGTGATGTAACTTGATAAATCTGGTCCTGTGACGGTTAAGGTGTCGCCTGACACTGCTGTTGTCACTCCCGTGGCACCTGCCACTTTGAACGTCTCTCCCAGTGTGACCGCTGTACCCGATGAGTCATCACCCACCACTGTCAATGCTGTCGCTGTTGCACTCGCGGCATCCGTTATGCCGTAGCCTGCAAGTGTTGTCGGCGTTGATGTCACGTTAGAGAAAGCAACTGAACCTGTAAATGTTCCTGTGATGTTTCCTGTGACGTGTAGATTCTCTTTGATCGTTACCTGTGTTGAATCCGTTGAACTCAATTCCGTTCCTTTGATCTGTATTCCGTCCACACTCACACTGCCCGTGCCTGATGTTGTCAAAGTAAGATCCGCGTTCGACGGTGCTGATATTGTTGATCCTACAACGGATAGGTCACCTATGTCCCTGGCGTCCACGTATGCCTGTGTGGCGTAGTTGGAGTCATTGGTCCATTGAGATATGTTTCCTGCCTTGTTGGTGAATGTCATTGAGTCTGATGCTATGTTGGCATCCTCGGCATCCACGTATGCCTTGATCGACTGTTGTGAGGCAATCGCAGTGGCACTGTTTGATGCCATGTTGTCCTCGTCAAGGAACACCCCTGATGTGAAGTCAGCGATGTCAACATTTGATAATGAGTTACCTGTGCCGTTGGCGTCGAATGTCTTGTTGGTGAATGTTGTCGTGGAACTCGCTGTGACATCTCCTGCGGCCGAGGCTTCCAATCCTATAGTACCTGTGCTGTGATCATATACAAATACGTAATTGTCTTCGCTGGCTCCCACAGTTTGATCTGCGTTGAAAGTAAAGTTACCTAACACAACATTACCTGTTCCGTTAGGAGTGATCGTGATGTCCGAATTTGTAGTGATGCTTGAGATTGTGCTGTTTTGTATTGATAAAGTGTCAATCTCTATAGAACCTGTTCCGTTGGCCTGTAGTTTTAGGTCACCGTTCGTTACATCAGTGGCTATTAGACCAGATGATCCATCCCTCACCAAAGAGTATACTTCCGTGAAATTCGTGTTGATTTTCTGCATAGCGGTACGTAGAGTATCGCCTGTGGCTGGGTTTCCTAGTACACCTATGTCTATATTAATTCTCGCCATAATCTGATACTCGTATTTATTAAATACGAATATGTTCGTAGAAACCCTTAAAACCATCAAGTTGTACAAGAGGGAGAGCAAGTACGGGGTCATGCACAACTATCGAAGGCGGAACATGATCTACGTGTTCAGGTGTGACGCCTGTTCCGAGACATTCCAGAGGCCCAAATCCAAGGTGGATCCCGCTCGTGCCTCAAACGACTACAAGCACGTGTGCAGTAATTGTGATTCCAAGAAGTTTGCCCAAAGCGTGGGCGTCAAAATGCGTCGGGTGTATCAACTGGACGCCAGCAGTACCAAGACCCTATAACTGTCTCCACCGGATGTCGTTCCTGTGGCCGTCTATCCATCTCTGTAGGTCAGCGTAGATGCCACATTTTATATTGGACTGATCGAAGTACCAACGCAGGAAAGGATTACCTTCCAAATATTCCTTGCGATTGATGAAATAGAAGTTTGTTCCAGGAAACTTCCTGAACGTCTGTCTAAGTTGATACATCCATTCATATTTTAGATATGCCTTCATGCTGGCCCTGTCTGGATAGTTGGTACTGTTCTTGTAGATGTTGTTCTGTATCCTGCTGGGTGTGTCCATCTCCCACTGTTGGGCACCCATGATGTCGAATGCCATTATCACTATGTTCTTGATGCCTGACTCCGCGGCCATCAACACAGCACTGCAACCGGAACCTCGTGACTTGGAGAAGTCGTTGGTCTTGATCTTGCCACCCTTCTTGACGTCACCACCACGCCATACCCTGTAAATTTTCAGTCCCTCGGGTATGTGGTGTTCATGATCGCCCTCGCAGATGTAGTTCCACGTGCTGATGTCATCCGGACCGTGAATGCTTGGTGACTCCTTGCCGTCATTGTGCCACTGGGCCAGTTCCTCGTACATTAGCGGATTGACTGCGACAATGTGATTACACAGCATGGGATGATCTCGGTATATGGCGTTACATCCATATATCACACCATGTCCTTTTAGGTTATCTATTGGGAAGATGTTTCTTGATTCACCGTTGCCTATTATGAAAGCGGTATCCATTAGATGCCAAATGATTCTCCGCAACCACAAGAGCTTGAACTGTTGGGATTGGATATCTCGAACTGCGATCCAAAGGTCTCCTCCACCCAGTCGATCTTGGTGCCCATGACATACAACAATGAGGTTTCATCCACAACGAACCTGCCCGTGCCCCAGTCTTCCATGTGATCGCCTTCGGCGACATTTTCTTTGGTGTCAGCGAATCCCCACTCGTACTTGAATCCTGCACATCCACCGCCCAGCACCGCCAGGCTCACGGCGTACTTGCCTGTGTTCTTCTCGAGTAATCTTTCTATCTGTGATTTTGCACTGTCTGTTATTTCAAATGGTTTCATACTAGTAATTATCCCTATCTCTTCCCACTGTTCTGTATTCCCACGCTCATCCAGAACCTGGTAGCGTCCAGTTTCTTCTCGAAACTCATATATGCGTTTTGGTGTTCCCAATGGTTGGCAGGATTCTCTATCTCTCCCGCTGGTTCGAACCACCAACCCCATTTACCTTCACAGTTCTCCTGGCACCAGTCTATGCACTCGCCCATGATGCCGTTGCTGTTCATGTCTACGTTGTACTCGAACTGTTGCATGTATCCGCAATCTTCTGGCACTTCGTCCAGCCTGGGATTGCTTCTTTTCACTTTTACTTTGCCGTAACTGGTCATCACTTCCAATTGTCTATCACCCATTGATCCGCACACTCCATGGGATTCGGTGATCCATGGAACACTGCCACTTTGTTTCCTGGATTTATATCAACGGGTTTCCTAAAAAACTTTTTGCCATCCTTGGTCAATAATTTTGTATCTTTCAACCCTATCATCTCCCATTTGTAACTACGGATCCATTCGTCTGGGAACCAATTGATGTCGTCTTTTGCTCTTTTGGTTATCCAATCCTGGTCACCGTGGTTGTTTTGCATTATCTGTGCTGACCTGTCTTTGAATTCGTTCCATAGGTAGTGCATTGTGCCAGATTGCCATCGCATACAACTGGAGTTTGACAGTTTCCAGTCTTTTATTCTACACCTGTTGAAGTCCCTTATGATATTGAACTTTCCTGTATGGGTGAACAAGGGATCGATGTTGTCGAATATCACAACATCCAGATCAAAGAAAAGTATGTTACCCTTCAACGGCATCTCGGGTGCGAACATCCACAACTTGCTCCACCATGATTTGATCCATGGATCATTTGGCAGTTTGATCACGTTTATATCTGGATCCAATCCTGTGGGATCATCTGTGAGACAGTGAAATTGGTACGGTAAAGTCGTGTGTCTTTTTACCATGCTGTTCAGCACGTTGGCGTATTGTGAGACATATTTGTTACCCCACTTGACGCACACCAAGTGATTGTTATCCATTCCTCAGTGCCTCCATTTGTATCTGTTTCCAATCGTCACTTTCTAATGTGTACGGGTAGTCACACTCCACAGAGGGACCTGTGATTGTCCTTATGCTGGTGATGTCTAAATTACTGTTCATGGTTTTGTGTATGTCTTGAATTGTGGCATTTGTTCCAAATGTCCTCTGTAGGTCTATCTGACCTATCTTTATGTAACCCAATGATAATCTTGGATGTTCCCAGTCATAATTGTTTTCAGTAAGCCATTTCCTGTAATTGTTGATTTCATCTTTATGCCAATCACATGTGTCTTCCTTAATTGTTTGTCCCCATTCAACATCAAATTCTCCACTGTAATATTTTTGGTGATTGATCTCACTACACAAGGTCTCTGTCATGACAGGTCCGTGTTCGTCCCTGAACACCTCGTACAGAGTCTTGCCCACTTGTGACCAGTGCAGGTACACACCACCAAGCTCTCGGTCATACCTGTTCTGTTTGAAAAGTTCAAAGTCCTGCTCGTGCAGATCATATCTTGGTGCGTTTAGGAAAGTTGTTATTTGTGATGCTCTCATCCATTCTGGTTCGAACGCCTTCTTACGATCGGCACTGACCCATCCTTCTATTTCATGGCACAGGTTATTCAATTGTCTTATAGCATATTTTGTCTCGTAATCGGCCTGTTTATAAAAGTTTGAAAGTTGCCATGCAGTGCCTTGGAGTTCTTCAAAATGTCTATGCAGTAAGTTACAAGACTCATGTTTGAGTCTCTTGCCCAGTGTTACTGATTCATCACCGTTGACTGCTTTTCCTATAGGTAAATCACTGCTGTACTGAAAGTCATCCACAGTGAATGGTTTTATCTTTTCATAAAGGGGTTCAAATGTGAAAGAGTTTATCTGTGCTACACTATTGTTCAACTCACCTACCAGGTAGTTAAGATCTCTCTTTGAATCTGCAAATCCCAGGAAACAGAAGTTCTTCTCCAGTATCCTCTTTTGTTTGAGATTATCTTTGAGTGCCGCTAACCACCTGTGTCCTAAAGGAGTGTCATAGATCTGGAAGTAGTAGGCTATGTCAGTCAGGCCCACTCTCACCAAGTCATGTATAAACTTATTCTTTTCTGTAGATGGCACTGTTGGCTCCATGTTCCATGCATTCAACTTCCACAACATAACATCTGTTATCAGTTTTTTCTCTGATCAGTTTATCTGCGAAATCAAATGCGTGTTTGGCAAACATCTCAGCACCAACACCATCGAACTCCACGATCTCAGCAAGGTCATGTTTCTCAAGTGCCTTCAGTTTGTCCAAGTGTGGATCATTGATGTCCACTGCGGTCTTGTGATCGAAATGATCCTCCAACCATTTCTTCAGTGGCTTCAATGATCCGAAGTCCACCGCCCAGTTCTTGTTGTCCAGTCGATCGCAACCGAACGTGAATCTGAATGCCAGGCTGTATCCGTGCAGTAAGTGACAGTGTGAGTGGTCTGCGTTGGGCTGTCTGAACACGCAGGCCAATCCTATGTTGTGTCCGTATGTTTTAGTCGAGTAGTAAGTCATCGTTTCTCCTTGCGTTGATGACTTGCAGAGTGTTTATAGAGGGGTGAAAGTCTTGAGTCCTCTCGATCATCAGTTCAACTTCTTGTCCAACTTCTGATCCATGTCCATCTGGAACGCTGTGTCTCTGATGCGATCCGTCAGTTCGTTTGGTATATTTAATTCTCCATCGATGATGCTCTTCAAGAAATGTATCATCACAGTGAACTCGTTCCTGTTTGCAACAGTCTCAGGATCTATGCCGTGTTTCTCCATTGCGTTCAGCATGGCCTCTGAAACGTCTACCAGTGCCTTGATGCTCGTCGAGTGTTTGTCGAAGTGTGCCATTAGGTTATGATACTGGGTTTCTTGGGAACCTCGATCTTGCTGAATACTCTATTATATTCCTCAGCAATCTTGTCATTGATGTGTGCTATAGAAATCAGTTTGTCGATTGCGATGTTGAATGGTTCGTCCTGTTTAGCAGTGGAGAAAAATGTACCAAATGCCAATCCCTGCGGACCATTCATCAGCACAAGTGCCTTCTCGATACTGATGTATCTCGTGTCGGTCCTGCTAAGATATTTTGCGATGACTTCTTCTCCTGAAGCCAATTTAAGAGTAACTAGATCTCCATCTTTTATTTTATCAAACATAACCTTATTATAAACTATACTAGGCGTTTGTCAATCATCAAATTTGAAAATATTATCGTATTTGTCATTTAGATATTTCCTGAGCTCCTTGTCCTTGACATCGAATGGTATTGTGCCCATGAAGAAGATGTCATAACTGTCTGATCCATACTTTCCGATGCCGTGTAAATCTTTGACGTCCCACCCATCCCAGTTGAGATATTCTTCAGTCATCCGTCTGATCCTTTTTGGCCTCACATTCCACATGCCCAAAGGTTTCAGCATATTCTGTTGTGTCTTCAAACTTCCTCGTAGGTACGCTTCGGGATCAGGATACCTCGCGAAAAGTTTTGGTAAGATTATTTTGACGTGTTTCCTATAGGTTTGGTTGAGACAAATTACAGCAACCATGTGCTTCCATTCCTTGTTAGGTTCCCGCAACTGTTCCTGGACCATGAGGTGATCCACCATTGGTTTGATCATGTTACAATTTTATATGCTATTTGTTTTTTGTCAACTGCTTGTTGATGAACCGGGCCATGCCGTCGTAGGTCTCCTGGAACACGTTCGAGTGCTGGCTCCATTCCTTGGGCATCTCCCAACGGTCATGGTTCACCACGATCCATCTTGTGTCTGGATCTGAGTATCCCATCAACTTGTGGAACTGGTATATCCAGTATGATGGATCAACAGGTCTCTTGATGTAGGTGTATCCCTCGGAACCCGTATACATGTTGTTGATCTTGCCCTTCTCCAACGGGTGTAGATCGAATCCCAACATGAATATGGCCTTGGGTCGGAACGTCAGTCCCAACACACCTGCGTATGGTCCTGTGCCCCAGTGGAAAGGTTCGTCCTGTCTCTTCTCTCCCTTATAAGGTAGGTCGGGAAATTTCTTAACGTTGGGCCAGTGTGCGAACTGGTCCGCCCAATCGTTTCTGGTGTAGATTGTTGTGCCTTTACCAACCGCGTTCGCGGCCTGTTGGCACATATGCCTGTCAGCACAACAAAGATATTCTGTCACATAGTCTCGGTAGATTGCGTTGCAACCAATTACCGTACTGAACATTTTCAATGGTGAGATATCAAATCCCCTACGGCTCTCACCGTTGCCGATTATGGAAACATACTTGGTCATAATGCTATTTAATCACCCCTTTAAACGCACACAGGCGTCTGTATACTGCTGGTAAAATTGAAATAGGAATAGTTGTACATATCACTCATTTCCGTTGATTAAATGCCATACGGTGAGATATTTGTCCCAGGCCTTTTGCAGTGTTGGATACTTCCTCCTCAGTGCTATGGCCTCTACTCCCACCATTTCCGCCTCCTCGTATGCCCGTTCCTCATCCTTGGCCTTCTGCGATTGTTCTACCAAGATCCTGTCACCATTTGGTAATTGTTCATACACTGTTTCTCCTTCATCTGGCGAAACGTAAATGGGATTGATCCTTCTTGCTTTTCTTGGCATCAGTAATATTTCTTGTGATCGGCACCCGGGTGTGCATGTCTCATTCCACCAATCTTAGGAGAATCACCCTTGTGTCTTGGTATGAAGTGTATGTGTGGCCACATGATGGTCTGCCCTGCTGGTATTCCTATGTTCATGCCAATGTTGAATCCTGCTATCTTGCCCGCCTTGATCTGCTCATTTCCGTAGTCGTACGCCATGCCGTAGGACCTGCCCACGAAATGTGCATTGTTCTCCTTGGGTATGAATAGTTTGTGTCCTGGCACGCACGGATAACGATCATTGAAAACGAAAGTGAAATCTGATTCCATGATGGGCGTGTCATTGCCCATCCACACGCTCTCGTCTACACTGTTGACTGGTTCATATTCTTTCTTGTAGATAGGTTTTTTCGATGGCATTGGTTTCTATGATTCCTATCCTTATATTACTAGAATTTGGCCTGTGTTGCAACCTGATTTGATCCCATGTCTTGGTTTTTGGCACTGCTGGATTGTACTCCCATACGCCCAGTAGATTTACCAGGGCCTTCCTGACCTTCTCCGCACCGCCGTGTTTCTTACAGGTGTCGGACCTGCCCACGTGTACCACTTTGTTTCCGATCTTAATTTTGTAGACACATTTCAGTCTGATCCATTTGGTCTTGTGGTTCTTGCTGTGCCGGATCTTGAAACCTTCTATGTGGTATAGGTCTTCTATCGTGTACCACTTAATATCTGACATTTTTAATATTTAATTGTGCGTAGACCTTCTGTACTTTTTTGGCCTGGAAGTAACAGTCTTCCAGAGCGTTGTGAAGTCCTGTTCTTTTCTCATTTGGATCTCTAGGAACCAATGAAAACAAAGTCCTGGAATCTCTGATCTGCCAGTACTGCCATGGTTGTGGATGTCCCAGTTGTGTGTATAAATTCTGTAGTATTGCGTAGTCGAACAATGGTCCTTGGCACCAGAAAACGTCCACTCCGACTGACCACTTATTGATGGTCTTGATCATGGCATCCAGACTTATCCTGTCCCGGTCGCCCAATGCCTCTTCCATGATCTCAGGATCTTGTCGGCCCCACCAGTCAAGTGTGTCCTGCATCACGTCTCTGCCCATTTCCGTCTGTGAGTCAACGTCCACACGGAAGTACATGCCCTGTGAGGGTTCCGCCGTTGTGTATGGATCGAACTTGACACCACCAACGGTCAGTACGGTGGCGTTGGGATTAGTGCTTAAGGTCTCTAGATCTATCATTGCGTGGATCATACACAATTATACTGTGGAAAAGTGGTAATGTCAATCAGGGACTATAGTCCACACCAGTTTCTAAATGATTCCGGAAGGAAGTTTAAATCTATTGATCTTCTTTTGGAGAAATCTTTTAGATAAGTGCTTATATCTGCTCTCTCTGTTGCTGTTGGGGTGGTTTCGATAGATTTAATAAATTTATTTACTTGGAGGTCATTACTGTATTTGTTCATCTTTTCTAACACCTGCTTTTTACTATTGTCGTCAAGCACATGTGGCATCATGTGCGGCCGTTCGGTCAACGGGTTTGTCCTGATAGGATATCTCTTAAAAACTTCATAAAAATTAGCGAAGTCTAAATAAGATATATTAGATATTACAGAGGTGAACTCTATTTCATTGCCATACTCCTCCAGCATTTTCACCCTTTGTTGGAAATCACTCCATGTGTGGCCGTATCTCAAAAGTTCAAAATAACTGCCTGTGGCCTCTGCTGACAGTATGAACTTTATTTTACGATGCTTAAACTTTTCAAGAAAATTTGCCAGCCTGTTGGCACTGATTCCTAGTCCCGAGGTGATGCTTATTTTTTTGTCCTCTGCACTTTCTATTATTTTTGAAATTGCATTGTTTAATAATGGTTCTCCTCCCAATAAAGATAACTCAGTGATATCAGACATAGAGATCTCTTTTAATAATAGCCTCAGGAATTTTGTTTCGGTGCTACGTGACTTCTGTTTCATCTTTGACCATAATTTTGCCCAGGCGTCATTTTGTATTGTTAAGCCGCTCATCTGGTAATCTCCATTTTTTTCTATATCTTTCTGCCAGGATGAACTAAATTCGGGTCCACAGTACATACAGGTAAGGTTACAGTCTGTTGAAAGAGATATACTGAGATTCCTTAGCGGAGCCATGGGATCATTTATGTACGTCGGTTGCTGTATTTCTAACCTTTTGCTGGATAAACCTTTTTCTTCGTATTTGTAACAACCAAAATGGCATGATTTGCAGGATTTATCTTCGAGCATGGTTTTACGATCATCAAGCATGGTATCGGTGTAAAATAGTTTTCCTGGGTTGGCTTCTAGCCAATCAAGATTGATTCTTTCTGGCAAGGCGTTACAGCAGTTGTACAGCAATCTGCTTTGAACGTGTACCTGTAGGTCAGTAAATTTAGCAGAACAGTAGTAATCCATGCTTATATTTAAATTAAGTTGCGATGGTGTGTAAATTAAGCGTCGTCGCCGATCTTGTAGTGGTCCTGGTATTCCTTGAACTGTGCTTCTGTGAGGCACCATATCTCACCTGAGCTCTGTGGGAAATTGATCATTGCGTATTCCTTCACTTCCGCACCCGAGGCCTCGCACAATGCTTTGGTGTCATAGAGTTTCTGTTCGTACACGCTCTCACAGGCTCCCGCCATGCACATGTAGACCACTAAAATAAATTTCATAAAAGTATTTAAGATAGGCTAAAATTGATAAAACTAGCACATCTGTATGTTGGTAAATACACGCACATTATGGATTTCGTGACATTCATCGCAGAAGTGGGTTTCCCAATAGCAGGTGCCATAGCGGCAGGTGCCTTCGTGTTCATCACGCTGAAATTCATTTTAGCAAGTGTGACGGGATCTGTGAACAGTCTGAAGGCCATAATTGGTGCACTGGACAACAGGGTGCAGACCATGAACAATGACCTGGTCAAGATAGATGCACTGTTGAGTTACGTATTAAAGATCAGACCCAACGCGGACAGGTTGGCCGCAAACGAGGGCAAGAACGATGCTAGACGCGACTAACGATATAGTGACAATGATCAAGGATTTTGGTTTTCCTATCGTGGCCGCGATGGGATTGGGTTACTTCGTGTACTACATATGGAAATGGGTGACTGAAGAGATCAAACCGGTGTTGGGTGATGCATCATCAACACTGATAAAACTCGTGGACAGAATAAGAATGTTAGACAATGATATGATAAGATTGAACACAAAACTTTCAATGGTGCTAGAGTATAAGGAAGAAATCATAAAGTCTGGACGTTCAGACGAGTTAGACGAGATACTTGCCAAATACAAAACAAAATCTGAGAGCTTCGACTCCACAGGCGATACAAAAAAATAATTACTTCGTTGTTGCTCGGAACGTTCCGTCCCAATCCTTGGGTTTGCCTGATTCGATACGAGCCTTCATGTTGGCGTAATATTCGGCCATGTTCTCATGGAACTCCTTGGCTATATCTAATCTCTTGAGTGCTTCCGTCCAATCTCCTGCGTAATATGATTCCAGGAACTGCCTGTGGTGTTCGGACTCCTTGGCCACGGTGTATATCTTGACACCTATTGTCTTGCCTTTGACTGCTATGCAATCAAGTTCGAACACGTTTATCTTGTCTTTGACTCGCCTTGCTGTCTCAGGTCCAAGCACTATCCGGACACCGTACGTCTTTGACTGTCCCTCCAGCCTCGCGGCCAGGTTCACTCCATCTCCAAGGCAGGTGTAGTCGAAGCGTTGGTCGGATCCCATGTTGCCCACCACGACCTCCGCAGTGTTTATACCCAATCCCATTCCAAAGGCCGGTATGCCCTCCTGCTGTACTTCCTCGTTGAACTTGTCAAGGCTGTCCAACATCTTGATACCCGTCCACACGGCGTTCTCCGCGTGATCCCAATCATCCAGTGGTGCGTTCCAGAAAGCCATCTGTGCGTCACCTATGTACTTGTCTATGGTGCCCTTGTTGTTCAGTATCTCTCGGGTCATTGCCGTCATGTATCTGTTCATTATTCTCGTAAGTCCTTGCACGTCCTCACCATAGTGTTCTGAAATGGAAGTGAATCCCCTGACGTCAGTGAACATTATTGATAGGTTCCTTGATTCGCCACCCAACTTCAATAGGTCGGGATTCTTCTGTAGTTGTGCCACCATGTCTGGTGATAGGTATGTGCCGAACTGTTTCTTGATCTGTTGTTTGAGGCTGAACTCTTTGACGAAACGATTGAACACTGCGTGGAATCCTGTGATAGTGGTCACGAGTATGATCCAACTGGCGTCCCAGAGTTGTAGGTGTTTCACGAAATAGAAATATGCTCCATAGGCCGTGCCTGACCACACAGTCAGTAGTACAGCACCCACCAACCAGTAGGGAGCGAATCCCGCCAACAATATTATTATGATTGCTAACACACCGGCCGCAACATATTCAAGGAACGTGGCAGTGTCCAGCCTAACGATGTTCTCACCATTCAACACGGTCTGTAAACTGACCGCCATCGCTGTGTGACTGTACTGCTCTCCATTTGGAGTTGCTATAATCGTGCTGATACCTTGGGCGGTGTTGCCTATTATCACAGTCTTGCCCGCCACTGACGTGAAGTCATCCGTGATGCTGATCGTTTCAAACTGCTTGTTCCATCTCAGCCATATCCTTGCGTACTGGTCTGTTTTAATTGTTTTGAATTTTGGTACCCTTAGTGCTATCACTCCACCTTCGCTGGCTTTGACTTGATAACTGGGATCACCAACTGCGACCCTGATAACCTCCAATGCCACACTTGGATAGACTTCTTCACCCACCCTCATCAGCAATGGGAGTCTCCTCACCACACCATCTATCTCGGGCGTAGTGTTGACCACACCAACACCGTCAACGTTGTCTCCTAACAAAGGTATCGGTCCCAGCATTCCTGGCCATTCGAACAACCAAGGCATGGGATCTCCTATCTTGGCCACACCTCGTGGCACTGCGTTCTTGTTCGTCTGTGTTGTGCCCGCCTGTGCTATCACGATCCCGTTCTGCACCAATGCCTGTGCCAGGTCCATGTCTCCTCCCAACCTGTCCTCCTCTGAGAACAATATTGGCAGTACGATTATGCCCGCACCCGCTTCTCTCAATCTCCAGATCACATCTGCGAGTACCGTCCTCTTCCAAGGCCACTGTCCGTTCTGTTCTATGCTCTTCTCGTCTATCTCTACAATCACCACATCCTCACTCATAGTGGGAGCGTCGTATTTCTGTATTAGGTCAAAACTTTTTAATCTTGCTGTCTCTTTCACGAATGGATCCTTGAGACCCCACGTCATTAACACCGCCAGTGTTATGAACGCCAGTGTCCAGTGTGTAAGTATCCGTTTCATCCCCTGATGCCCTCTGTTGCTTTCCTCATGAACTTATAATTGACCCATTCCTCGAATCTATCTTTTTTATTTTTG